ATACCTTTGAAAAAGTTTTAGGTTTTGACACCATCGAGTACGCAATTAATATTGTTCAAAAGCACGGATTAGCTGTTATTGACCCTGACGGAAAACTTATAGGACATTCTGGCATAGAGAAACTCGACGACGGACTGACCTCGATTATTCGTGATAGTGCAGAATTTGATGACGATGTAATGGTTCCCACTAGGATAAGCGATGACGATGAAAGCGAGTAAATTATCATTAAAAAATCTCTCAAAGATAAAAACAGCGACCGAAAAATATCGACTTGTTAACACCAAAGAAGAAATTGTTTTTCCTCAATTACAAGAGGGAAAACAAGCTTTATTTGGGGAAATTGACGCTGATGTAATCTTCTATGGCGGAGGCGCAGGAAGTGGAAAAGCAGGGCGTGCATCCAAGACAGGAAAAGCGATTCGAGATAAAATGCTTTCTATGGCGGATGCGCTTTTAGGGAAAAGACTATTATCATATAATAGTAGTTTTAATGAATCACAAATGAAAGATTCAAAGGTCTTGGGATGGAGCGGTCAATGGATCGACTTCTCTGATCTTAAAGTCGGGGATAAGATTATGAATCCTGATGGTCAGTATCAAGAAATCATCCAAATTCACGAACAGGGATTCAAGCAATTTTATCGGGTTTCTTTTGAAGACGGTACAAGTACAGAATGCTGTGGCGATCATTTATGGTCTTTTTGGGAATCTCGCCGTAATAGCCGCAGGAAGTCTAGTAACGGGATTAATCGAATTGAGGAGAATCTGACACCTAGAGGATGGAATACTAATTACATTACAAGAGCAAGGGTTAGGGATACTAATTGGTTGATTACTGAGATTAGCAAAGGAAGACGGTTTATTGTTCCAGTTAACGCGCCATTGCAATTTACGGCACTTAACAGGTCTGATACTGGCAGAGCCTATTTTTACGGTTGTTTAATAGGCGATGGTTCTTATTGTAGTGATTCAATTATCGTAACAACTTCTGATAGATTTATTGCTGATAAACTCGTTGATATTTTAGGGAAAGAAGCTACCGCTAAAACACGAACACCAATAAAAGATAACCGTTTAGAAGTTTTATCCGTCAACGCGACAAAAGTTCAATGGGTTAAGTCTTGGATAAGCAACAATGAATATAAAGGAAAAAGAGCGTGGGAAAAAGTATTTCCCGACGGCTATTTATCGGCATCTCTTGATTTTCGTTATGCGTTTGCTCAAGGTCTTTTTGATACAGATGGAACTGTTGGAGACAAAAAAAGAGAAGTTTCCTATTGCACAACCAGTAAAGATTTGGCTATTCAGGTAGCTTCTTTGGTTCGTTCTTTGGGTTATATGGCTAAGATTACGAAAAGACAACCAAAATATAGATACAAAGGGGAGCATTTAGATGGTCGTACAGCTTACGTCGTGGCTGTTGAGGGAAATCACCTTGAATTACTTTTTAGTTTGCCGCGTAAAGTTGAACGAGCGAAAATGCTTGGACAATTTAATGGGGGATCAAGTTGGCCGGGTAAAAGAATTATTTCTATTGAACCAACTGAAATTGATTACGCTCGTTGTATTACTGTTAGCAATCCAAATCATCTTTATTTAACAGATGATTATATAGTTACGCATAATAGTGCCGGGCTATTAATTGATTTTGCCCGGCAAGAATTTATCAGCAATCCCGACTATCGGGCTGTTATATTTCGTCGGACGTATCCTGAATTTACTCAAGCGGGTGGACTAATAGATGAAAGCCAAAAAATCTATCAAGCAGTGAAAGGTAATTTTATTGAAAAGCCTCCAGGGTGGCGATTTCCATTTGGATCGAAAATATCTTTTAGACATTTACAATACGAAAAAACTGTCTATGTTTATCAAGGGGGACAAATTGCAAGGATAGGTTTTGATGAATTAACCCATTTTACAGAAGAACAATTTTTCTATCTTCTCTCTAGAAACCGTTCGGTATCAGGCATTAAACCCGCAGTTAGGGCAACCTGTAACCCCGATGCTGACTCTTGGGTAGCTAATTTTATCTCTTGGTGGATCGACCCTAAGACTGGGTATGCTATTGAAGAAAGAGGGGGAATAGTTAAATATTTTATTAGACAAAACGGTCTGGTTTATTGGGCCGACAGTAAACAAGAATTAATTGATAAATTTAGTCTTAAAGATGAACTTTTTGACCTTATCCCTAAAGATAAAAGAGAAAAGTTTTTATCAAATACAGATACTAATATTACACCAGATAAACTGATTAAAAGCTTTACTTTTATTCCTGCTACGATTTTTGATAATCCTGCTTTAATTAGGGTTAATCCTACCTATTTGGCTAACCTTTACGCTTTACATCCTATTGAGCGCGAAAGACTTCTCAGAGGTAACTGGAAAGTTAAATATGAAGCTGGTACGGTATTTGATCGGACTTGGTTTGAGATTCTCGATAAAGTACCCGATGATTGGAAGTTAATAGGTAAAGTGAGGTTTTGGGATTTAGCGGCAACTGCCAAAGAGAATGCCGAAAACTATCATTGTTATACCAGTGGCACTCTTGTTTACAAATACCAAAGAATTAAGAATACACTACCAGATTTAACCGAGATTAAGGAATTTGCTTATGTGATTGCCGATAATATCTGTGAGCAGAAAAAGGTAGGGGAAGTTGAATTAATGCTTAAAAATACTGCTGAATTGGATGGGAAAACTGTAGCTGTAAGATGGGAGCAGGAAGGGGGGTCGAGCGGTAAATTTGTTGAAAATACCATTACTAATGTAATTAGAGAAAATCATCCGAACCATGACGTTAAAGCGATAGCACCTCAAGGGGATAAACTAACGCGGGCTTTACCAGTAGCCACGGCAGCTAGTCGGGGACAAATCTTTATCTTAAGAGATGGGACGTGGAACACTCGGTTTTTAAATGCCTGTCAGGGTTTTGATGGTAGCAAAAAAACACCCCCGACTAATGACATTGTAGATAGTCTATCAGGGGCATTTTATTCCCTTGAAAATGAGTTTCAGGGACATGAAAAGGTTATTAGCACGATTGTTACTTCTGCTCCTGTTAATCGGTTTAGAAGCGGTTTTAGGGGTTAGTGGTAGTCCATCCACATTTCCAAACGATACCAGAAGTATTAATGTTAATACGCTCTATTTCGATTGGATTGTCGTTATTGCTATTAAAATAATTGCACCAATGCCAGATAGCTTCTGTTTCTGATTCCGATGCAATAAGAAGACTAAATGATGTAACTGAATCTTTAACTAAGTACAAATTCATAATAGTTGTAAAAATATTTTAATCAATTTGATTTATTAGAGACTCTTGATAAAGTCTTTCGCGTTCTATCCAGAAACGAGCAGAAGGTGCGCCTAGAGCTAATTCTATTTTATAAGCAGTACGAACAGTAATTTCTGCTTTACCTTTTATGAGTTGATTAATAGTCTTTTTCGGCAACCCCATGCGACTAGCAAATTCAGTTCTAGTTATTTTTCTTTCTTTTAGGATGTCACTAAGGGTTTCTCCCGGTGGAGAAACCCAATCTGGTGTGTATGTGTTCTCGGTAGTATTAGTCATAGATTTTCGTTAAACTACATATTTTACCATATTCTAGGCGGAATTAGACATTTTTGAACACCCCATAAAGCGCATTGTTCTTTTTCGTCGTCGTCAATCATGTCTTTGGCTATATCCCATCCCGTATGCTGATAGAAAAAGAACATAAACTTAGGTTGAGTCGAAATATTAAATTTTTTTAAAATTGCCGTCGTATAACCATTTACTATTTCAGTTTTTAGTAAAAGTTTTTTAGCAATTTCTTTGTTATCAAACCCACAAAGAAAATAAAAACAGACCTTTTTCTCTAGAAGAGATAATTGATACCAGCAAAGCCAAAAATGATGGCTTGGAGACATACATTCTTCAATTTCTTCTTCCATTGTTTTACTCCTCATTGATTACAAAAAAATCGTGAACAAAATAATTGACAACCTTGACCGCTTCCTTGACTCTTGGAATAAAGTCAATATCTAAGGTAATAAATATAAAAGGGTCTTCTGTTTTTTTTGTGTTTTCCAGCTTATGGTAGCAGGATGTATCTAATAATAAAATATCTCCCGATTTTACCATTAGTCTTTGAGTGTCTTTCCTGCAAACTAACAGATTATCTATCCGCTTATTAATACTGCTAAAGTAATCTGTTTTTAGAAGGTTCCCTAAAGTATTATTATCTATTGTAGAAGCGTAAAGTTCATAATTGTCGCTTTGAACAACTAAAATAATTGAATATTTTTTATCTTCATCAATGTCGTCAGTGTGCCATTCTACCCCTAACGTCCACAATAGAGAATAAGGATCAAACAACTCTAAAGGACTGTTAACCCAATTGTGTTTTGCTCTTGCAGAAAAGGTAGTAAAACTGCAAATCAATTCTACTATCTTGTTTAGCTTGTCTAAATTGTAGTATTTGCCTAATTTATGTAAAGGTTTCATTTTTTATTTGGTTGATGGTTATTGACTGACAACTAATAACTGATCGAAACTAAGTAAATAATCTTGATGCAATACTAAGTAAATATATCCATTCTTCTTCAAGCATTAACATCATTCCAGAAGGATCGGGATTAGTAAGTAAGCAAAAGCTTACTTCGTCTATGGGATTACCATCGTAGAATAACTCAATATCAGTATTTGGGAATACTGTCATAAAGCCAAACTTAAAGTCGGCATTTTGGCGATTTTCGCAGGTTAGTGTAGCAGAATGATCTGAATGTATTTTTAGTTTCCAGTCAATAATTAAAGGAAAATCTTCTTTGCAATGTTCTTCCTTTACCCATTTAGCAATTTCGTCGATTATCCATTTTTGATCCTTTTGAATAAAATAATGAACTCCTTCTGAGTATTTAAAAGGATAAATTAACTTTGTTTTGTACCAGTTTAACTTGAACTCTTGCGGGGCTGAGTTAATCTTAGGGAATTGTCCTATATCCATCATTGTCATTGTTTTACTCCTTTGTTTGTTGATGATTGTTGACTAATAACTTACAAATAGATAACTTTTCCTTCAAGTAATTCATTTAAACGGGTTTTAGCCAATTCTTCATCTAATCCTAAATATGCGCTTTCATCGCTTAAAAATATTCCTAGTTGTCCTGATTCTCTCAATTTTAGTTGAACACCATATTTTACGGACTGACGCAAAACTTTAATTATTTTACCATGAACTATTATATGAGCAGTATCTTGCATTTGTCATTACAATTTTAATGCTTTCAATTTGCTTACTGATAACTGATGACTGAAACTAATACTCGGAGGATAGCAATAAAACATCGTCACACAACCAAAGCATGACCTCTGAAAAAGGAAAATCAGTAAATGGGATCTGCTGAGTTATGACAGATTCATTGCCTTGTTCGCAGGTAAGGACTGCGGATTTATCAGAGTTAACTATTAACATCCAGAACTGAATCTGGCTTAAATCAAGTTTTTTTTGCCATGACGCAATTGCGTCGAGTATCCAATAACCTCCTCCATTTTCTGCTAAATACTTGATACCGTCAGTGTACTTAAATGGGTAATTTTTATTACTGTAGCAATTTTCCGTGCCATGAAAATTACTAAGATTTTCTAGTTTGTTCATGATTTTTACTCCTAAATAATGGTTACTGATAACTGATAACCTTAATCTTTTATGCGCCAATCTGCATTTGCTACAGCATCATCTTATTAGGTTTCACTTCGTTGAGTACTGATTGGACAACCTACCTCTTTATCTGTTTTACACACAAATATCCTCTATTTCCGTCGTTCTGACGGAAATTCAATTCGGTAAATGTTCCACACCTCCAAGATGGAAGCAATAGTACTTTTGGGTTTTCGTGTCCTTGTGATGCAAGGTAGTGATTAGCTTTGTGGAGTGTTTGACCTACTCCAAACACTACCATTCCGATTAAGATAGCAATCAAAAGATACGATACGTTCTCTAGCCTTGCAATTGTTCCTAGTATTTTTCTGGATTCCTCGTTCATGTTCATGTTCATGTTCAAATATATCGGTTTGTAGAGAGAGGAATTGCACCTCCCATTTTAGGATAGCCGTAACTCCTTCTATCCTCATCAGTGCCTAGAATTGAGCCGCTAGGCATACGGGAAAGGTTCCCGTTTCGGATCGGCTAGGGCTTTTGTAAAAACAAACAGCCTAGAACGTTCGAGGGATTAGACTCATCCCGGACGATTGCACCAGGGGCAAGGCAGTCCGTCCGTCCTTGCCTACTAGCGGCCGCCGCCACTAATCCTGAGACAATATAGTACACCTCCTCCTGATACTTAGGGAGTCCCTCGATCTCCCCGTAGATAACGGTTTCTACTGGGATACCGTCAATGGGTTCTGCGGGTTCGTTGGACATTTTGACCCGCGGGAGAATCCCGGATGCTGGGATTTCCTTGAGAACCACAATCGCCTCTTTGTTTCCCAGAAACTGTTTTTTTTCATCTTGGGTGATGCCAGCTTTGTTTAATATGGTGATGTTGTGGGGGGTAGCGTTGATAATAGTCATGGTTTTACTCCTAATAGGTGGCTGTTTACTGATAACTGACAACCGATAACTAATATTTAGTCAGGAATATCATGCTCATTGCCGTACCCAGTCCAAACTTGACCATTGATCTGCTCATCAATCCATTTTTTTAGTCCTGGCGATAATTCAAGTGTTGTAATGACTGAATATGATGCAATTGGATCGTCGAATATTACAATATATTGTTTAGTGTTTTCAATTTGCGGACAAGGTAATAAATTCTCGTAAGTATCTAAAACACATAGTATGTATTTCGTACTGACAATAACAGCAATTTTGTCGCCTGACCTCGGAGAAAAACCTTCAATGCGAATACCCTTCATTTTTTTTTTGACTCCTAAATAATTGTTAGCTGACAACTGATAACTGGTATATTAAAACTCTTGCCATGTCGTCGGGTCGGTCGTTGGTTCGCTGTACCGACTTAAATCCGACGGCTCAGTATCATCATAAATAAAATCGTCTGTAGATTCATTACTAGGAATCTCGTAGCAACGCCCTCCACAATCCACGAATCCCATCGTAGGGGAAATAACAAAAGATTTTTTGACGGGTTGAAATTTAATCTCAGGTAATTCGCAGTTGGGGAGTTTTCCGTCAGGACTGAAACCACGGCTTAACTTGCCATTAAAGGTATCGAAAAACCATTCTTTACCAGTTTGCTGACAAATAACTCGGAGAGTGGTAATCTGTCCTTCTCCCCACACTTTAAGAGAAACCTGGTGCTTTTGACCTCTGGCAATCATAGTGAAATTGCCAGACATAACGGGGACGCAATTAGATTTGACAGAAA